CTTAATCTTACCTGGACTACCGTCGACATCAAGGCGCTTATTTTCCAAGTCATAAATTAACACAGCGTAACGCTTCTTAGTGATAAACAAACTATTAGATGCTACAAGTTCGCGGCCTGCTTTAATTAATTCGCCGGCTTCTCTTGGGCAGTGAAATGCTTGTTCCATAAATGCTGGAAATGACTCATTAACTTGATCCGCAATACTATCATAAAGTTGAATACAAGTTTCTTTACTCCATTCCATATTACCCTTGGCAACTTCATCTTTAATCGCAGGCCAAGCAGTGAAGTAACAACTATCAGTATCTCCATAGATAATAGCATCACCTAAATGGTCTTTAATACCAAATACACATTCGTTAATATATCCAGCCATGTGTCGAGCAATACTACGACCTGTTAGTGTAGTTGACTGTCCAATACGCTTGTCAAAGAAGCGACAATGCGGATTTAGAATAGCACCGTACAAACTATTCAAGTTAATTTTTTTAACTAACTGACGCTTATCCCAGAACGCTTCTTCTTTTTTATCCTTAGCTGACTTTTTATTAGCTTGTAGTTCTTTACGCTCGGCATACCAACGCTCTAGCAATCCTGGGACCACACCTTTACGCTCATATGTAACAATAGTACCATTAGCAGTTAACATCCAAGGTTGATTACTATCAAAAATCATAGACCATATTTCGCTGGCGCTGTGTACTGAACTATCTCCATCTTGCCAGTCTATAGTGATTTCGGTGCCACGCTGTTGTTCCATGACAGCAGTATATTCTAATGTAGCAAATACGCCTTCCCAGGCCGCCGCAAAAGTCTTACCTTTATTAACAATGTCATTAATATATCGATCAGTCATAATAGGGCGCAACTGACCTACTACAGTTTCCATTCCCATATTCAAGGCACGAATAGCACTTGGATATAGTGAGTTAATATCAACTGCTCCTACCCATTCATGAATACCTTTTTTAGGATAGGCAACATAGGCACCGGCGGCCGCTGTATCATCATCTGTTAATCTTTGCTTGCGATTGGGTACAACTAATCCACGCTCGTGTGCTTCGTTAATAATAGCTTGTTCAGTAACGGCCACTGCGCCCATAGTAGTTGCTAACAATACAGTATTAGCGTGAGCTAGTTCGTTAGCTAAATCTAAGAATCGCAATTTTTTATCTAGCTTGTCCAGCAACAATGTATCTTGTCTATTATATACAATAAACTGTTTAAAATCTTGATTGTATAACTGATCTAATGTACCTTCATATTGTGTTTTACTTTCGCCAAGTTCATATTCAGCAATAGCGTCCAATGAATAACTATGACGCTCTTCGTAGGTGTACTTGCGATATAGTTGCATATAGTCCATGTGTACACGGCCTACAATATCATAAGTCGTGCTAGTAGCACCAAATCGCTCAAACTCACGCTCTTTAGGAAACTGACTCCATAGACAAAATCTGCGTGTATCATCTTTTGATAGTATGCGCTTAATACGATTTATTGTATAAGGTATATCATAGCCCTCTGAGTTCCAACCAGTCAACACATCTGCATCTTCAATCAATTCAAAGAATGTATCAAACATTTCCTTTTCTGTTTTGAAAAGCAATGTGTTCTCAAACCTACGTGTGATTTCCCATGCTGTTTCTTCACTCATATGCTTTGGCGCAATACACAATGTTATCAATGTGTTTTGCCAATCCAAATACATACTGATTGCAGTTACTGGATTGAATGGATCATCTGTAGGACTGAAACCCTTTTCTGGATCAAAGTCTACTTCAATGTCAAAGAAACAAGTATGAAGTTTAGGAGGTTCAACCTTAAGATAGTTATCAGATAGGCATCTGAATACTACGTTAACATCACTCTCAAATAAATTTTTACCTGAATGGATTCTGCGTTCTTTTTCAAACTCGCTACGTTTGCGTGTGCTGAACCTGCTTACAGGTGTACCGAATATGCTACGATACTTACCTTTATTATCGGGATAATAAAATGTATAGTTTGCAGGATATTCTTTGTAGTGACGTTTTTGGTCTTGGCCCCGCTCAACTACAAATATTCTATCACTGTCTCTATCGTGGATTGCGTCAATGTACATGTATGTTATCAAATAATTTTTTAGCAAAAGCCATATGCGTCTTTGGTCCTGGATGCATATTATCTAATGCTCTGTCAACTAAACAACTATCTATAGTTAGTTTATCGTTTAGTGTTGGGATTGCTATAATAGGTCTTCTATACAATAAACCATCAGTTGTTCCTATAACAAAGTGATGAGATATGTTTTTAGATACTAGATATGAATAGCCATGATGTATACTTATGAAATTTCTAATAACTAAATTTTCTTCTTCTAATTCAGGTAATCTTTTAATTACACCTCTATCATAGTTATCCCATTCAATAATAGATGAATTGTATTTCAAATTACTGAATGGTTGTCTACCAAAATGACTCCACATTACAACACATAAATCATCATCATTGAATTTGAAATTCAACAACTTCCATAAGATGTGTATGTTACTTGCTCCGGGGTTACTACAGTTAACTACTTCTAAGTTAAGCATATTGGCTAGTAAACTAGGCCATGCTAGTTTACTATGTGATAGGCCAGGATTGTTTGGTTCAACGTGACAATCTTCAAGCCCATGCCCATATGTGTATGAACACCCGAATGCAATTAACCTACTCATAGAGTCTTGCCGACTGTCTCCAGGATAGTATTGAGTTCTTCGTTTTCTTTGTTTGTTTCGCCAAGTCTGGCTTTGTATGCAGTACGAACAGCCTTCTTTAATAGACTTGGCTTGATTTCTAATTCTTCTGCAACTGCTTTGATTGTATCACTAAGACCACCATTTAGTGTTTCGATTTCATGCATAGTTGTCATGCCTTCGTTGATAAGTTGTGTTAGCTTGATTTTTGCTTCACCGTTAAATGTGCGTTCTGACATAGGTTCTCCTTAAATAATTAGTTAGTGTACATTGACTGCGTAACAAAGTCAAGTATTTTGTGCAGATTCTGGTAAGATACATATAAATAATCTATATGATTAACAAACCCAAGGTCTTGTTGTACTTGGATCACCCTAGATGCTCCGTCCAATGCTGCCATGGTATCATTCGTTCTCTCAATCCAAAATACACTGTTGATATCTTTCAGCAACATCAAATCAAAGAATCCCTTTTTAAAAAATACGACATTATTGCTTTTCCAGGTGGAATAGGGGATAGTGATACATTTTACACCTCACTCAAACCTAAAATAGATATCATTAAAAATGAAATCAGTAAGGGTAAAAGGTATCTTGGAGTATGTATGGGTGCTTATTGGGCAGGTCATCATTACTTTGATATCCTCGATGGTGTCAGGTGTGAACAATATATCACACGCCCAAATACTGATGTACGTAGACCATTTAGTACTACAACCCCTGTAACATGGGAAGGTAAAAAGTATGACATGTTTTTCTATGATGGTTGTTCACTAGTGGGTGATAGTTCTAAATTTGATACTATTGCTACGTATTCAAACAATGATCCAATGGCTATAATGCAAAATCGTATAGGACTAATCGGTTGTCATCCCGAAAGTGATGAATACTGGTATGACAAACCTTATATGAAAAAGTATTGGCACAACTTTGAACATCATACTCTACTACTAAACTTTGTAGATAAACTGATGGAACGTTAAATCTTACCTTCGACAATCTTCTTTACTAGTGTGTGAATGCCTGGATTGACTTTCAATACATGTGGCATCATTTCATTGCGAATATAATTTCTTGTATATTTTGTGTCCTTGTTTGATTCATCTTCGATCCAAGAAACATTATGTTGTTCACACCATTTAACTAATTCACTCTTGCGTGTAGTTAAGAAAGGTCGCAACACATTATTGCGAACTAGTGGAATAACTTTGGGTGTACCGTGTAGGCTAGACCAAACATATGTCTCAACACAATCATCTAAGTGATGACAAGTGATAACTGGGCCAAGGTCACTTAAAAATTCATAGCGTTCTCTACGCCAGTATTCTTCCATTGATTCTTTTGAGCCACGTTGACTCCGAGGTGAACCATATAACATGGCAAGATTATTATCACTACAATATCTAGCAACAAACTCAGCGGCTTTTTCCCCGTGTTCTGTTCTGTGATTAAAATATGCAATCGTTACATCATGTTTTCGTTTGAGAAAATCAACAATAGCCATACTATCAACACCACCGCTACATGCGATAGTGATTCGTTTGGGTAAGGGAACGGTAATTTTAATCATCTATGCATTATAGCACAGAATGTATTTTATTGAAAGATTTCAGGGTGTTTTTTACCAAACACCTTCATGTACTTGCCCGCCATCATATCCGCTTCCATTTCTATAGGACTTCCCGGGTAGCTATCCCCGGGTTCAATCATGCCCAATTCACTTTGACGGCAGTGAACCAATTCATGGAATACAGTACGCATGATGTCAACTAAGTTACGATTTTTTACATAAACCCAAACATCATTAGTACCTTCAGTATGACGACCAGTATGATGGCCTTGCTGTGCTTCTTTGTGGTCATATGACCATTCGAATTTAGGTTGTGTTTCTAAATTAATTTTGTCAACAGTCCAACGAATAAACTCTTGCATAATAGGAAGATTATCAAAGTCAATATGTTCTTCTTCCTGTTCGTCAAGTTTACCTTTTATCCAGTTGTCAGGTGTTTTCTTATATTTGTGTACGAACAAATTGTGTAGTGCTTTGCCAGTAATCTTATGCTTTTTTGCAATATTTTGCATTAACTTATCAATAGTATCGTAATCATGCTTTTTCAATGACGGTAGCTTCTGAGCCAACTCAGAAGCCGCACTTTCTAATACAATCGTTTTGTAAATCATAAGTTAATTGGTTCAAAATCTGTTACAGGTTCACCATCTTCAAATTGGCGTGTGTGGGTAGCTCCCAATTCTTTTAAATACTTATCTAATAAACTAGAAAATTCTTCGTTAGGACTATTATCTTCCGATGAGGTATCGTGTACTTTTTTGTCCTTAGCTGAACCGTGCTCATTCACCCAGTCTATAAATGGCATCAATTCTTTGCCATCTTTATAATATACCCAATATTCCATAATATTCTCCTATATAATATATTTATCAAATATGCTCACTTCCGAGAGTCCAAGTAGCGAATTTGTGTCTCGCGCCAGCAGCCGGCGACACGGCCCTAAGGTGTGTTCATAACCAAGAGTCTGTCAAATTCAATGTGTATTTGTCAAATCTCTTTAATCTACCTAAAAATTCTGTAGTTTTCTCGGTGATAACACCGGTTAACTGTAATGTAACTCTAGGGTTGTGACCTGCGTTCGCAGTACTGTGAGGAATATTTTGCCAATCAAATGTTGAAACGTCTCCGGCACGCCATTGTGTATCAATGTGATTTCCATAACTCCAAAAATGCCCCGGCTCCCAATCAGTCAAGTGAACCATGATCCTTGTAATTGTATATGGGTGTTCTGGATTCCACTTATTTAACTTGTCTAAGTGTAAGTTCCAAACTTCTCCGGGCATTTGTACGTGAATACGTTCCATACAATCTTGTAGACCGAACAAATCACTAACTTGTTTTAACACGGGAGGAAGCTTCCAGTTGATGTGAGTAATCTGATGGTCTTTGCCGTAACCTGTTTTCTCTAAGTCATATTCTTCTGCGGCTAAATCTTCACGGGGAGGCAATACACCTTCACCCTTATAACCACGTGTTTCCCATGTTGCTGGTTTGCTATTAGCAATAATCTCTTTTAATTCTTTAGACCAATCACCGTCAATATGACCTAGTTTAATTACTTTGTCCATCTCAGGATCATTTTTGAAATTGTCAAAATGATACTTACTTTTTGCTTTTGTTGTTTCCCAACTACTAATCATTATTTTTCCTTTAGTCCGCTTACTTTGCGAACAGTTTTATCTAATTCTTGTAACGGTATACTTTGAAAGTATTTCTCGTTAGCATCTTTCTCTAATATATTACTTACTCTTTCATCATCATATGCAATAGGAAAATTCAACTGCTTACTCAGTGATTGTAAGTATTTATCCTTATACAAGTACAACAGTTCTTGACTAATGAATACTGGATTTAATGTAATTAAGTAATCAAGATGTAGTTCAAAGTCAGGTAAACTATGTCTGTCTCTTATACGTTCTTGTTGATATTTAAGCACGTTTTGATCTCTGCCAATAATTGCTATTTTAACTTTAATATCTAATTGTGTTAAACAGTCAACAAATTCTTTATATCTAGGAATAGTAACTACTCCGTTATTGGCGTAGGGGCAACTTATACTTGTTACATAGTAATTAGAACTATCCCAATTAATATGTTTTAATAAAATAGGATTGTCCCAACAATCACTAAATGGTTCAAAGTCATGTGCTATCCAATACTCATTGAGTAGATCACGCCAGCCATATACTTCTTTATGAAGTGCAAATATTTTACTGAAAACGTGATTACCAGAACCTTGCGGCCCAGTAATGATTAACACCTCTTTCATATCACTATAACTCTTACATCAGATATTCCATAGTTCTGTTCATATTCTTCTGGAGGCAACTCTATGTTCAACAACTTACATAGCATATGATTAGTTAAAGGAATACGATTAGGATATTTATATGTTGCCTTGACAATACCTTGATTTTGTTCTTTAATCTTTTCAGCCATGACTTTTAAATTCTGATAGTATTCGCTATAGTCAGGGTATGTAATGTTGAAGTGACCGCATTTAACCCACCAACCTAAACAAGCATCGTCAGGTCGATGCACCAATACTATAGGACAATCAGGCCATGTTTCTTTGATAAAATCAATGTGATTACTGAACACGTGACTTTTAACAATACGGACACCTTCACCAGTGAACGCTTCATCAAAGTCTTGTTCTAATTGTTCTTTAGTGTACATAGGCATTCTATGTAAATACTTACCAAACTCCATACCAGGATCATAATATGCACCTAAGTGCATTAGATCCATTTTACCACTAGCATCATGGTAGTATGTTCTAATATCACTATAGTCAGAATGGTCAACACTAGGACTATAG